CCCGTTGACGAACCGCCGCAGGACACCATTCGTGGCGCGGGTGATCTTGATGTAGTGCCAGGTCTCAGTTGCCAGGGTTCCGATGGATGCACCGCCGCTGATGCTCAGGCCGATGCCGGTCGAGCCGGATGGATTCGTGCCGCGATACCAGGCCGTCATAAAGGAGCCATCTGAATCAAGGATGTGCGTCAGGTCATCTGTTGCCACCTGGCTGCTAAACCAGCAGAACATCTCGATCGTGACTGCGCCGACCGTGCTGCCTGTTGAACCGCCTGCAATGGCGAAGGTGGAGGCCTCCAGCCATGAGTTGCCCGAGGGGAAGTAGAGACCTTTTGATCCGAACTTCTTCTCGGTGGTGGACTGCGTGATGTCTTGAACGTCGGCGGTGTCCAGCGCGATGGTCTTGGGCACTGCGCTGGAATCCACGATCGTGGTGCCGGTGCCCTCCATGTGGAGCAGCAGCAGCGGGCCGGCTGGGTTGGTGGCGCTGGCAGCGCCAGCGGAGAAGGTGATGGTGATCGTGCGGGCTGCGCCAGGCAGGACGTTGGCGGGCTGACCGGCCAGAATCGACACCACAACCGGGCCAGCCTGTGCACCAGGCGCACCACCCGGCACGGACACCAGCACGACCTTCACGGTGGCCGTCGGCCCGCAGTGATCCTCGACCTCCGGCGGTTCGGCGTAGCGCCACTGTCCAGCCGGATCCACGTCCGTCGGCACGAACCCGGAGAACACCTGAGGCGAGAGCGTGAACGGCACGAACTCGCCTTGCTGCCCGTGGTAGTGGATCTCGATCGCTTGGCGGTCGTCCTGGCTGAGCCGCACATAGGTCAGCTCCAGCCGGCTGGCGAGCACAGCGGTGGAGTGCCGCACCCGGCTCTGTTCGCCTGACATCGACGTGAACGGCGTGTGAGGGTAGCCGCCGGGGGTGAATGCCCTGGTGCTCGGTGCCAGCGGGGGGAAGGTTGCCATCAGGTGATGAACCTCGTGAAGATCAGATCCACCTCGTAGTAGGCATCGTTGTGATACAGGGCGTCGCCGGTCGTGAAAGTGATGACCAGAGTGTGCACGCCTGGCTCCAGCAAATAGGACCCCGGCACGATGATGTTCTTGATCGGTGCGCCCATAGTGCAGCCAGCCCCGGCGCCTTCAGATGCAGCGGTCGCAACAGTGACGCCATCTAGCACGAACGAGATCCGATCAAAGCCAGCGTTCTGGCGTTCGATCATGCCATCGAAATCAATCCGCAGTGTGTGAGCGGCTGGCACTGTGATCGTGGCAGTAGCGACGCCAGACTGCACACTGGAGCAGGTGCCGCCGCAGTTAGTCGAGTCCTCAATGTTGTAGCGAATGGTCTTGTTTTCATTGCTCACCACCCACGGGCCGGCCGAGCAGGGATTAGTAAAGGCCAGATCCCATGAGACCTGAGCATCCTGGATACCGAACACCGCCTCGCCCTCATTCAGGATCCGCGGCGTGCTGCAGTAGCCGCCCTGTGGGTTCGTGATCGTGATCGGCATGTCGTAGCGGACCGCCTCATCACCAGTCTGCGGGAAGTCGGACTCCTGGAAGGTGACGCGGAACTCTGCGGAGAACCGATAGTCAGCAGGCGGGAACGGCCACAGGAACAGGTCGGGGTCTTCCGCCTGATACCAGTCCCACGGATGCGCCACAACACCGGTCATGTTGAGGCTGGGGAGCGTCGCCGGCTGCGGCACGACCGGCCGATCATTGGCGTCATAGGCGATCACCGTGCCGCTGACCAACGTCACCTCGAAGTCACCGAGGCTGGTCTCCGGCGGCATCCCCCGCGGCGTCATCTCCACGGTGATCACCAGGTCGAGGCCATCCCACTGAACGTCGCTGATCATCACGCCCGCACGGCGCCAGCTCGCGCAGCTGGTCTCGCCCGCCACATCGCCGGGGGTGTCCTCTGCCGCCGGTGTCATCGTGACTTCGCTGTCGGCTGCGGTGCCGGTCTGGAAGGCCTCAGCCGGCACCGTCGTGTCGCTGCTGCTGTTCACGTCACAGGTCACGCCGGTGCGGTTGCTGGTCAGCAGGATGCCCGTGCCGGTTGCGTTCGCCACCGCCAGCGCCACCAGGCTGCGGCCGCTGCTGTCGATCGGGAAGTGCGTGAGATCCAGGCTCACATCACCCGCGGCGGTCTTCGTGATCCGGTCGATCTGATACAGGTAGTCCCACGCCCCATCCGCTGCGATGTCCGTGATCCGGTCCAGCCGGAGGCGCACCACATCACCCGGCACCAGGCTCTGGGGGAAGTCGATCGTGCGCACGGCCACCGTCGCGGTGTGGGTGACGTACCGGCGCCGGGCCCTGATGTAGGCCGCGACCTTGACGGCATGGTTCTCCCGGGTGCAGAACTCGCTCAGGTCGTGCTGCTCATACGGGCCATCCTCTGCCTCTCCACCGAACCGCACCTCGCTGGTGCGGATGATGCCCACGTCATCGGTCAGCTGCTGCCGCCAGATGGTGCGCACGGCGAACGGCCTACGGTCAGCCGGAGGCACATAGCTGATCCGCAGTGAGTCGGCCAGCACATGGTCCTCGGTGATCGTGTACGCCCAGGGCACCGCCGTCGTGCGGATGGTGCCGTTGGCGTTGACCGGCAGCAGGGGCCGCAGGCCGCGGCGGCCCTGGTTCCGGGTCTCAGCCAGCAGGAAGTAGGGCGCCATGCTGGCGAGCATGTCACCCAGGTTCTGGCTCTGCGTGATGGCGATGTCGCAGTTGAAGGCGTTGGCTGCCAGGAACCGTGCCGCGCCCAGCAGGCTGTCGTAGTCGATCTGCGCTACCGGCAGCTTCGCGCAGTTCAGCAGCGCCCAGTTCACCAGGTCGGCGAAGTTGTTGGAGCCACCCACCACGCCATCGGTCAGCCGCTGAACGTAGAGCCCGTTGCGGATGAACGCATGCACCTGCCGGTTCCACTGGTCCGACCCATCGGGGATCGTGACCGTGAAGGACATGGTGGACATGCCGGAGTAGACGCCGACCGTGCCGCAGTAGTACGGGCACTCCGGCATCGTGTAGCCGGTCTGTGCCGTGACGAAGTTGCCCGGGGTCCAGGTGCCAGCGCGGCGGTTGTAGGTCTGCGTGTGGGTGCCGACGCGGCAGGCGCGCTGGAACACGTCGCGCACCTGGATCGAACCGATCAGGCCCTCGGACAGGACTAGGTGGTAGCTGGCGGTAACGGCATTGCTGGCGTCATTGGAGAAGCGGGCCTCTGTGGCCGGCGGGGAGATCAGCACGCCGCCGCTGCCGGCCGCCTCATCACGCCGGCAGAAGACCACCGGCACCGGCTCACCGATCACCGCCGCACGCTGCGGGCTGTCGAGCTGGCTGTCACCCTGAGCCGCGGCCTCCGACAACGGGGCACGGATCAGGCCGGCCTCCATCGCCAGGATCGCCAGGGGATCGCTGGAGATGAGTCCGCTCATAGCCTGCATCCCTTCCCGATCAGCCTAGTCGTGAGCGTCCTGGGCGGGATCTGCGCACCGACCGGCGAGAGGGTGGAGCCCAGCTCGATGCTGATGGCGGTGAGCGTCGCCGCAGCGTTGACGATCTCACCGGTGAAGGTGGCGGCGGTGACCTGCTGGGCCTCGAGGCCGGGAATGAACTGGTAGACGGTGAGCTCCCAGCGGTGGCTGTCGGCGATGGCAGCATGGACCGCATCAGCGACGTAGGGCAAGGCGGGCAGGGTGACGGTGACGCCGGACTCATCACCGGTCTGGCCGCCGGTGATACCGCTGGCCTCGAACGGCAGGTAGTCCCAGCTGGCGCCGGCATGGGTCCGCGGCTGGTTGGCGTAGTAGCTCTGCCACCGGTGCAGGGTGGTGCCGGCTGCGGTGTAGACGCGCAGGAACTGCGACTGGGCGACGCTGCTCATCGGATCCCGAGGGCGGTGCGGCCGGCGGGTGTGCGGATCCGCTGGAGGGTGGCAGCTTCAGTGGCGCGCATCGCCTGCTGCAGGTCGGCCATGGTGACGTAGGTCTGCCCCTGCTGCTGGAGTACGGGGCCTGTGGTGACGTTGATTGTGGAGGGGCCCAGGACGGAGGCCCCGCGCGCGCCGCCCATGTAGGCCGCAGCGGCCGCGCCCATCTTGGATTCGGGGATGATGTATTCCCGCTCGCCACCTTCGCCCACCATCGCCAGGGTGGGGCGATCGACGACGCCGCCCTCGGCGAACTGGGGAACGGAGACGCTGGGAACGAAGGGGAGATCCGGGGCCGGCAGGCGGTTGAAGGCGGCGATCAGGTTGTTGATCGCACCGATGGCGATGTTGATCCCGCTGCCGATGGTGGACAGCACGGAGTTGAAAGCCGATCGGATGGTGTTCACCACCGCCAGGAACGGCGCACGGGCCGCCGTGGCGATCTTCCCGATCGTGGTCGTGATGAACTGCACGCCCTTGTTCCATGTCTCCTGGAGCCAGGTCCACATCTCAGCGATCGGGGCCCGCGCGCCGATCTTGAACAGCTCCACCCATGGCTTCAGGAAGGTGTCGTAGGCCAGCTTGCCGACGAACTCCAGGCCCTCCATGAACGCCTCGCCCAGCCAGGACAGGAACTCGATGATCGGCTCGCGGAACGCGATGGCCAGCGCCACCACCGCCGCCAGGGCGAGCACAGTCCAGCCGACGGGGCCGGAGAAGAAGGCGATCATGGCGGGGATGAAGGTGCCGCCGACCCATGCGAGCAGGCCGGCCAGGGCAGCCTGGAAGCCGACGATGAACGGCCCCACCGCACCAAGCCACCCGGCGATGGTGGCGCCGATCTGCAGGCCCTTGATCACGCCGGCCAGTGACACGATCGCGCTGATCGCCGGCGCCAGAACCACGAAGGCAGCAGTGAGCGCCACCACGCCACCGATGACAGCCTGCACCGGACCGGGCAGCCTGGCGAAGCCATCCGCCACGGCGATCACGCCATCTGCGACAACATTCAGCACCGGCATCAGGGCGGTGCCCACCGTCACGCCCAGCTTGGTCAGGCCCGTCTGCAACGTGACCATCTTGTCGTTCAGCTGGTCGGCGCTCTGCGCGAACTTCGTGGACATGGTGGCGCTGAGCCCTTCCACCGCATCACGACCGCCATTCAGCAGCGGGATCATGTCGGCACCGGCCTTGCCGAAAAGATCCACTGCGAGGGCAGCTTTCTTCGCTGGGTCAGGCATCTTGGCAAAACGATCTGCAACGTCGAGCATGACCTCATCAGTCGACCGCAGCTTGCCACTGGCATCGGTTGCGCTCACGCCGAGCTCCTTAAGGGCATTGGCTGCCTTGTCGTTGCCGGTCGCCATGTTCCGCCCCAGCCTGATCATTGCGCCACCCACAGCCTCGATGCTGGTGCCGCTTGCGTCCGCCGCCTGCTTGAACCGGCTGAGCTGCTCCACGCTCACGCCGGTCTTCTGCGCCAGGTCGTTCATGTCATCGGCTGCGTTGATCGCGTTCTGCGCCATCGCAACCAGTCCCACGCCGGTCACCGCTGGGGCCAATGCACCCAGCGTCCCGCTCAGTCCACCCGCTGCACCCAGCAAGCCCTTGAGGCCGCCCGACACCTTCCCGGCTGTCTGCTGCAGGCCACCGAGCGCACGGCCCAGCTTCTGGATGTTCTCCTCACCGAGGACGTCAGCCTTGATCTTCAGCAGCGCCTGCAACACAGCCATGGGTCACCTCCGGTTGATCAGTTCGCGGGCATGGAGCTCCATCGTCTGCACCTCATCCAGCAGCGCCGCATCCATCGTGCGGCCCAGCATCGGTGCAATCGCCAGCAGCACCCCGTAGTCGAGGCCCACGACGCGTCTCGATGTGGCGCGCCACTGCGTCTGGCAGCGCATGAACAGCTCGACCGCTGGCCAGTGTTCAGCCCACAGCCGGTAGTCCGGCGACTGCAGATGATGCCCCTCCAGGATCACGCCGTAGGCCGCTGCATCAGCCTGGAGCTGCGCCGTGGAACCCTTGGATCGGAAGAGGTGATCCACGGCGCCCGTCAGTTTTTTGCGCGGGCCTTGTCGTGCGCCTCGAAGAACGTGCTCACCAGCACATCCGCCACCGTTGCCACCTCCAGCAGCTGCGCCTTGCTGGCTGAGCTGTACTCGATCTCAGCACCCTCGGGATCCGTAATGCCACGCCAGCCGGCCAGGATCTCGGCCGCAATCTCACGGGTTGGGATGGCGTCCACCACCTGGTCCCGTGCCGCCGCGGCCTTGATGCGCTGGTAGGCCAGCTGCACCTCCTCCATCCGGCTGGCCGGCAGTCGCCGGTAGACCGCCTCGAACTGGTGGGTCCGGTGGCGTCCGCCGTCAGTCACCTCGCGGATCGTGATCGGCCAGGAGAAGGTAGGCGACTGCTCAAGGATGAAGGCCATGCAGGATCAGGTGAAGGCGAGGGTCCAGGTTGTGTTGCCCAGCAGCCGGAACGGCAGGGTGATGTGGGTCACGCTGTCGCCGTCCTCGAAGGTGGGCGAGTCGAACGCCACGGAGGTGGCATCGAAGGTGAGGATGTTGCCGGCCGTGGCGCCATGCACCCAGCTCATCGCGCCCGCAGTCTGCGCTGAGGCAATGGCGATGAAGTCCTTGGTGGCGATGCCGGGCAGCTCAATCGTTATCGAGCCGGTCGGCTTCCGGTCCGTGATCCGCACCTGCTTCGTGCAGCCGGCCTTCTGCTCGAAGGTCATCTCCACGCCCAGGTTCAGGCTGAACGAGGTCATGCACGCGGAGAACCCGTGCACGCTCACCGCCGTGGTGTTGTCAGCGTTCACCGCGACAGGGCTGGCCTGCGCCGAGTAGGTCTCGGTCGGCCGGCTCAGCGCACCGGGGGCAGCGAAGATCCCCATCTGGTCGAACGCGAACGTGGGGATCTCGCCCACCGCCATGCTCAGTTCTGCGCCACCGCGAATCCCGGTGATCGCCTGGCGGCTCCCGTTGTCGATGTAGAAGTCCATCGTGTAGGAGCTGAACCCATCCGACACCGGCGCATAGGTGACGCTGGTGCTGCTCACGATGGTCTCGCTCAGGCCGGCCGCCTTGAGCAGCGGGCCGTAGCGCGGGGCGGTGCCAGCGGTCCCACTGCCGGCCGCC